GTGATTTTGCTTCACACCTCACAGACGTTGTTGCCTATCTAGAGCAAGAATCTGGAACTACTTTATCTGAAGAGCAAATAAGTGAAGTAGCTCATATGATTTTGAATGAAAAATTAGATGAAGTCGGCGAAGAAGACGAAGATGTTGATAACGATGGTGACGAAGATGAATCTGACGATTATTTGAAGAATCGCCGAAAGAAAATCGGACAGAACATTAAAGACGAAGATGAGGACGAAGATGAGGACGAAGATGATAAACTAGATGAAGCACTTCGATCTACCGTAGACCGAGAGGGTAATCATACTCCTGGACTAATAAGAAGTGTAATAGGTGCTTTGGGTGGAAAACGAATAAGCCCTAAACAGTCTGTGCTTTCGGCATCACGCAAGGAGCAGCACGGAATAGAGACACGCGAGCAAGGAAATGCCGCCAAGCGCGAGCGCGGCGAAGCAGATCGGAAGTATAGGGAGAAATCAGATTCGGCTGATAGACAAGCTTCGGATAGGCACGTCGCTGGGGAAGCTGCGGCGCTGGCCAAGGACATGGCGGCCGCTCGCGATAGGCGCAATAATAAGTTGATCAGTAACCCCGCCAGTCAAGAAGATATTGCGAATGGTCAAGCATTTTAAAAGGAAATAAATATGAAGTTAATAACAGAAACTTTTGAAGATGTAAAACCTATTATAGAATCCCGTGAAGACGGGAAGAAGAATTATTTTATTCAAGGTATTATGCTTCAGGCAGAATCTGTGAATCGTAATGGACGATCTTATCCTATTGCTATATTAGAAAACGAAATTCAAAATTATCAAAATAATTTTATAAGTAAGAAACGTGCATTAGGTGAATTAAATCATCCTGCAGGCCCTACTGTAAATCTTGATCGTTGTTCTCATATGATTGTAGAAATCACAAAGAATGGGTTTGATTTTCATGGAAAGGCAAAGATTTTAGACACACCGATGGGTCTTATTGTCCAGAGTCTTATAAATGAAGGCGCACTTCTTGGTGTTTCTAGTCGAGGAATGGGATCTCTTCAGAAAATTAATAATGTAAATGTGGTTCAACCAGATTTCAGTCTTTCTGCTATTGATATAGTTTCTGATCCATCGGCACCACATGCCTTTGTTAATGGAATTATGGAAGGAAAAGAATGGATATGGTCTAATGGAATTCTAGAAGAGAAAATTATAGATTCTTTTAAGAAGGAAATTATAAAAACTCCAAGAAAATTATTAGAGAAAAAAGCACTCTATTTGTTTGAAAAATTCCTCAAAGGAATGTGATCTTATGAAGATATCTAAAGAACTTCAAGAGATGTACAAGTTTCATTCTTGGAAGCTTAAAAATAAAGAGATAATGAATGAAAGTGTCATGGGAGCAGTAAAAGTTGCTTGGAATAGATTAAATCCATTTAAGACTCAAGATACAGCAAATAAAGTTAAAGATATCTTTTTTAATGATATTGGCGCAAAACGCGCTAACAAAGCAGATAAAAGATCTAACCCACCCGCATGGCTTAAACAAATGCATAGAGACGAAGTGGCTGGCAGTGGGACTACTGGAAAACCTGGATGGATGGAAATAGAAGATCAGAATGAAAAAATAAATAAAGATAAAGAAAAAGCAGCTGCTTTAGAATTAAAAACTAGACAATTTGATTTAGCTAAATCATTTAATTCTGGCGATCCAAATAATACTAGAGGTCAGATTAAAGCGCAATTAAAAGATTCTATGTTAGGAAAACTTGCCAGTAAAATCGATACATATTTTAACCCACAGGAACCAAAATCATGAATCTAAAAAATATAATAAACGAAGTAACTGGGTTTAAGCGTGATGGTCGCGTTTTAAAAAGTTTGGAAAAAACAAAGAAAAATAGCGGTCAACCATACACAGATGCTGCTAAGAAGCAAGTTGGTAATTTATTCGACAGAGATCATGTAAGAATGAATTCAGATAAAGAAAGAAGAGGTCAATTAACGTCTCGGGGCACACCTGTGCATAATTCTATCTTCCATGAAGGAGTTGGACTAAAAGAATATTATAAAGATAAATTAAACACCAAATTAAATGAAAATATTCAAGAGGGTGCCGTTGGTGATTTATTAAAAGGTGTTGGTAGGGCTATTTGGAACAAAGCTAAAACAATACCATCACTAATCGCAACTCAGGTTCAAAAGAAATTATCCACAGGTGACTATAGTGCAATGGGAATATTGAAACAAATACAGCAACACCAATACAGAAAACTATCTAATGATCCAGGTGTTAGAAGAAGTGGATATATATACACTAAAGATAATCAGACTGGAATAATATCACGTTCTAGAATAGACCGAGGAATTGCTAGTATTCATGATAAAACCCATAAAGAACCTAAGATAAAATGACCAAATAAGCGAAATGTTGATAATTATATATACCACTAGAAGACTTTAATATACATAAACATGGAGAACAAAAAATATGTCAAACTTTAATTCAGAAATCAGCAAATTATATAAGGATGCATCAGGAAAAGGTGACCATCTTGGAACCTTGGAAACTACAGATTATTCTGCAAAAAATCGTGCATCACTAAGACCAGGAGGAGCTTCAGAAGAGACTTCGGCTCGAAGTGAAGATCCAAACAATGAAGGCGAATCCGAACAAAAGAACGAAAATCTAGAAGTAGATATTTCTGATACTCTTGGTGCTCTTTTTGAAGGAAGTAATGCTTCACCAGAATTCGTCGAGAATTTCAAAGTAATCTTTGAATCTGCCCTTAATGAAAAGGCATCTTTGATGGAAGAAGCAATCCTCGAAGCATCACAAGAAATTATCAGCGAAAAGGTTCAAGAAATCGCTGAAACACTTACAGAACAAATGAATGATTATCTTTCATATGTTGTCGAAGAATGGATGACCGAGAATAAACTTGCAGTAGAAGGTGGATTTAAGACGGAAATCGCAGAGAATTTCATAATGGGACTCAAAGAACTATTCGAAAATAGTTTCATCGATGTTCCAGAAGAAAAGTATGATGTTCTTGATGAACTCTTCACCACAAATAGTGATCTTGAAGCAAAGGCAAATAATATTCTTGCAGAAAATATTGATCTCAAGAATCGTATTATTGCACACGAATGTGCTGGTGCCTTTATCGAACTTTCGAGCGGCCTTGCCGATACAGAAGTTGAAAAATTAGCAAAGTTGACCGAAAACTTAGACTTCAACACTACCGAACAATATGTTAAAAAGGTGCAGATTCTCAGAGAATCTTACTTCAATAACAGTGGATCAAAATTCTTAACTGCAAACGAAGAAGAAACCACAAACCCAAACACCAAACCATCTGGATCAGATCCTTTGATGGAAGCGTATTCACGAACAATTAGCAATCAACTTAAGTTGACCAATAATAGCCTGCGTCAAAAATAAAGAAATCATATATAAAATACAACAAGGAGAATGATATGGATTTTAATTCAATTACACCGTACGACACATTAGTAGAAAAATGGAGCCCGATTCTTGAGCATAATGAACTTACGTCAATCGACGATATGCACAAGAAGCGAGTAACTGCAGTTCTTTTGGAAAACCAGAAGAATGCATGTGAATCCCAATACCTCTCAGAAACTGCCCCAGTCAATGCGATGGGTGGCGGATTCTCAGTCGCCAACCAAAGTGGTATGGCCAGTACAGGCGCACTTGCAGGATATGATCCGATTCTGATCAGTCTTGTTCGTCGTGCAATGCCTAACGTTGTCGCATACGACATCTGTGGCGTTCAACCAATGACTGCTCCAACTGGACTCATCTTTGCGATGCGTTCACGTTATGACAGTCAGAGCGGTTTCGAATCACACTTTGACGAACCATGGGCCCAGTTCTCTGGTGCTTCGGGTACGACTGGTGCTGGCGCAACTCATCTCACAAATCCAGTCGGTGGATCTGCAGGAGATGGATCCAACTGGCCTTCTAGAGGCAATTGGCCAACGAATGCTTCATCAGCTAATCCACAAGGTGGAGATCCGTTGGGTGCGTTCCGTGGTATGTTGACCGCAACAGGAGAAGATCTTGGTGGTGGACAAGCGTTTGCTCAAATGGCATTCAGCATCGAGCGTATCGCAGTCGAAGCAAAGACTCGTGCACTCAAAGCAGAATACACAACTGAACTCGCCCAAGATTTGAAGGCAGTCCATGGTCTTGATGCAGAATCAGAACTTGCTAACATTCTTAGCACCGAAATTCTCAACGAAATCAATCGCGAAATCATCCGTTCCATGTACAAGATTGCAAAGACTGGTTGCTTACAATCAGATCTTGCAAACTATAGTTCTGGTGCGGGTGGTAAGTACGACATCCTTTCAGATTCTGACGGACGATGGTCTGCAGAACGCTTCCGTGGTCTCATGTTCCAAATCGAACGTGAATCTAACGTGATTGCAAAGGAAACTCGTCGTGGTAAGGGTAACTTCATGATCTGCTCCGCAGACGTTGCAAGTGCACTCGCCATGGGTGGATTCCTTAACTTGTCTCCTGCTCTTAACGTCAACTTGAATGTTGATGATACGGGTAACGTCTTCGCAGGTGTTCTCAACGGTAAGACTAAGGTCTATATTGATCCTTTCGTCGCCTCAGGAACAAACTTCGCAGTCGTCGGATATAAGGGATCGTCACCATACGATGCAGGTTTCTTCTACTGCCCTTACGTTCCATTGCAAATGGTTCGTGCAGTGAATCAGGACACTTTCCAACCAAAGATCGGATTCAAGACTCGCTACGGTATGGTAGCAAATCCTTTCGGTAAGGGACGAACAGCGATCACTTCAGGTGATGGTTTGGATACGAACAGCAATGTTTACTACCGAATCTTCCAAATCACCAATCTCCACGGTCAAACTGGTGGATACACTCAGTAATAACTGAATAGTACAGATAAGATTTAAGAGACCGAGAGGATAAAACCTCTCGGTTTTCTTTTTATAAATACTAGTATGGCCACGAACTACATCGAATATTTAAATTCTCTGCCTGCATCTATTAGAAATCAGCTGCCTGGTGATATGTTATCTACCACAGAATTTCAACCAACAAACAAAAACAAGTTAACAAACAATAAGTTTTTGTTTATCATGAATCGATGTCCATCATTAACATATTTTTGTCAAAGAGCTAACATACCAGATATATCCACAGGCATTTCTTTACAAGCAAATCCAACCGCCATTGATATTCGTAGGCCTGGTACTAGACATATATTTGGTGATCTCACTATTGGATTTGTTGTAGACGAAGATATGAAGAATTGGTTAGAAATTTATAATTGGATTCGAGATCTTTCTACAGATACCTATGCAATATCTGATATATTATCAGAGAAACAAAAAACTGCGAGTGCAGTATTGCATATATTATCTAGTGCATATGCTCCAGTATTGCAGGTAAAATTTTATGATGTATTTCCAACTCAACTTTCTGCAATAGATTTTGATTCTACTGCGCCAGATTCAGAAGTTATTGCCTCTTCTGCAACATTTACATACACATATTATGATGTAGAAACTATGCCAACTAGTTGATATTTAGAATTTTTATGGTATGATTCACATATGGCTATATCTTTAGAAGAAATTAAAAAAATGGTGGAGAAGGATATGAAGATCGATCCTTCTGCTTTAGATTCAGAGAGTTTAAACACCCCACAAATTCATAACAAATATCTTTCCATTCTATTGGATGAAAAGTTGATATTCAAACGATACGAATCTACATTAAAAGTTTTAAGAAAGAATAAGTGGTTATATTATTCTGGAAAAATGTCAGAAGAACAGATGAAAGAATTAGAATGGGAATCTTTTGATCTTGCTCTTCTTCGTGTAGATCTAGATAGATTCATAGAAAGTGATTCTGAGGTAATTGAACTAGGAAATAAAGTTGAATTATATAAAGAAAAAATATCATATCTAGAACACGTTGTTAAGATTATTGGAAATAGAGCATGGAACATACGAGCAGCTATCGATTGGATTAAATTTACACAAGGTCAATGATAAAAATAAATTGTATAGATTCTGTAAATCTAAAAATAGAGTGCGAGAAAGATATTGCAAAAGAACTAAGTTCTTTCTTCACGTTCTCTGTACCAAATTATCAATATACTCCGGCCTTTAAAAATAGAACATGGGATGGAAAGATTAGATTATTCAATGGTCTAACTTATACATTATATGCAGGTCTTTTAGATTATATCTATAAATTTGCAGAAGAACGATGTTATAAAACCGAATATGTAAGCACACCATACGACATTGATATAACTTCTGATGATATAAATTCTTTTATTTCTACTCTAGAATGTTATAGTTCTGGTAACAAAATAGATCTACACGATCATCAAGATTTGGCAATTAAATATGCACTTAGTAATAAACGATGTCTGTTGGTGTCACCAACAGGTAGCGGCAAATCTCTTGTAATATATGCTACTATTAAATATCTTTTAGACAAGATACCAGAAAATAAAAAGATACTAATCATAGTTCCTACTACTGGATTGGTTAGTCAATTACTTAATGATTTTCATGACTATTCAAACAAAGATGGATTTATTAGAAATTGTCATGTTATTTACTCAGGAAAAGAAAAAGAATCAAAACGAAAAATAGTTATTTCTACCTGGCAAAGCATATACAAACAAAAAGAAGAATATTTTAAAGATTTTTATTGTGTATTTGGAGATGAATGTCATTTGTTCAAAGCTAAATCATTAACTACTATCATGACCAAATTAAAAGAATGTCCTATTCGTATTGGAACCACTGGTACTTTAGATGGAACACATATTCATAAACTAGTAATAGAAGGATTGTTTGGTAGAGTTTTCAATGTAACTAGTACCAAAGAATTAATGGAAAAGGATCTTCTTACTAATTTAAAGATTAATTGTTTAGTTCTTCAATACACTCCACAAGAAATACAAGAAATAAAAAGAGCACCGTATGTGGAAGAAATTCAATGGTTGATTGGTAATGAAAAGAGAAATTCATTCATAGTAGATCTATGTTGCAATTTAAAAGGAAATACTTTGGTGTTGTTTAATTTTGTAGAGAAGCATGGATTACCATTATTTGATCGCGTAAAAAAGAAATCAAATAAATCATGTTATCTCATTTATGGAAAGACTCAGACGGAAGACAGAGAAAATATACGCCAAATCGTCAATAAACAAAAAGAAAGCATTCTTGTAGCATCCTATGGTACATGTTCTACAGGAATAAATATAAAGAATATAGACAATATAGTTTTCACTTCTCCATCCAAATCTGTAGTTCGTGTGCTACAATCAATTGGTAGAGGATTACGAAAAAGTGAAAACAAGGATAAAGTGGTATTATATGACATTGGTGATGATTTACGATACAAGAGCCATAGGAATCATGCCTTGCGTCATATGAATGATCGCATTCAGATATATACTAATGAGAGATTTGTGTTCAAAGTTACTAATATACGTTTACAGGAGACTGCATGAATTATAAGATCTTAAAACTAAAAAGCGGAGAAGAGTTAATATCCGAAGTTACAGAAACTAAAACCACCATTGTATTGATTAATCCTATGGTCTTTAAAACCACTACATTGGTTAATAACTATGGAAAGCCTTACGATCTTACTATATTGAAAGATTGGTTATGTTTTAACGAATCTAAGACTATAGAATTAAAGAAGAGTAATTTTATCTCTATCTCAGAACCTAATAGTAGATCGATTAAATTGTATCTTCTTGAGAAGACTAGATACGCTACTTCATATGATGAGGATATTCTTCCTATATCCGACGATATGCCAGAAGTTCCATCAAAGAATCTTCCTTCATTAGATAAAATATTTGATGATATTGTCAATGAATTGAAGTCATTTCCACCAGAAAAGTTTAATAACTTTCCACTTCCTCCAATGATGCGGGAATTAGAAGATACTATGGCAAATTATCCAGAGATGCCATCTGGTCCTCCAGAAATGGAAGGAGACTTCATGGAAAAAAGAATGATCTATATGACCATGGTATTTCCACCAGAAATGATCATGAATATGATTACCGCTGGAATACTCAATCCAAAGGATTTGGGCAAAATCATCAAACAGGTCAAAAAAGATAATAAATTTACAGGGGATCAAACCAAACGAAAAGACTTCGGAAATAAATGGACAGACTGGAATCCAGACATTCATGGTGACGAATACAAATGAATACAAGGGCTTTAATTACAGCTTAATGGTCCCCACTAACTATTTTCTTCATCATAACCTACACAGATGAGTATAATGAGAAAGAAAATCAAGTCAAGTAAATTCTAAAATAATATTGATTAATTTTATATTGATGCTATACTATGACCATGAAGAAACGCAAATCCCAAGATGAATTAGATGTTGATATTAAAAAACTAAAACATTATGTGGATAATGTCAAATTCAATAAAGAAATGATTGAATGGAAGAAATTGATACAAGAATCTGAGGATTGTGACGAAAAACGACCTCCTGTAACCAATTATATAGCAGAATGCTTCTTAAAGATCGCAGAGCATCTTTCTTATAGACCTAATTTCATGAATTACCCCTATCGGGAAGATATGGTCGGAGATGGTATAGAAAATTGCCTATTGTATGCTCATAATTTTGATCCTAGCAAATCAAACAATCCCTTTTCTTATTTCACTCAGATAATATATTATGCCTTTCTGAGAAGGATAGAGAAAGAAAAGAAACAGGCATTCATTAAATATAAATGTTTAGAGATAAATGATTTAGACGGCAAGTTTGTAGATTGGCTTCGAGAAAATCAAGGGGCCAGCACATACTCTGAGTTCTTGCAAAAGACGTTTTTTCTTTCTGAACAAGATATCGAAAAGATGGAACCAAAAGAAAGAAAGAAACGGAAGAAACGAAAGAAGAGCGAAGACGAAATTTTCGATTAATCATGAAACTGGCAATAATATCAGATTCTCATTTCGGCATACGAAATGATTCCCCATTTTTTCTGGAAAATTCATTAGAGTTTTTCGAAAATG